CACACACGAGATCACTTGTACTATGAAAATGAATGAGGTTACTATCTGGACACGTCTCACATCTTTCAATTGTTCGTTCACATGGTCTATAAATGTTTTGTTTTTCAACATCTATGAGATAATCGGTAAATATATCCTTTCGTTTCAGACCCACAGTCTCTTTTACATTGAAGACGTTATCAGTATTACTATTTTCTCCACCATCTTCTATATGTTGATCTATATACGGCATACATTTTATGATATACTCAGACATTTCAGATTCGTATTTTTTTCTATTATACGGGTCATCTCGTATCATGTGTTTCCATTCATCTAATTTGTTATTATATCTACTTAAAAAATTACCTTCCATTCTTATAAAGAAATGATTTCCAAACTTTTAAGTACTGTTTTTTTCTGGTATAAAAGTATAGTCACACCACGGGACTATAAGATTATTTCCGAGGAACTTGAATATGGAGTTGATCACGATTTGAAATATCATACTGAAGATGATTTTTGGATGAATGAAAGTAAAGATTGGAAGGATGAAACTCTCGATGAATTCTATATGGAAGTCACTGGTAAAAAATTTAGATATACTACAATCCCCCAAAATGTAACATATACAATCTTACGTGTAAGATATTACTTCAATGGACATGAATACACCGCCATATCTAATGATATTAACTTCAAACCTGGGGAGTGTGAAGATAGTGCGATGCATTTTAGTATCCCTTTGAGTAGTGCTTGGATCGTCGATCATGATGATAAACCGATGAGAAACATTACTGAAAAGGTGAAACGGTACAGTGGTCCACGGAATGACTTCCATGGACAAAAAGTTCCACTCACACATTTTTTATATTATGATATGGATGTACTTGAGGATAAATTACCTAAAATCATTCTCACAAACTCTCTAGGTATGAAGAAAACTCTATCAACTATCAAAGACTTTACGATCAATCTTCAGATACCTTAGTTGCTAAGTAAAACTTAAGCTCTCCCAAATTAGCAACGTTGTATTTTAAAATGAGAAATCTATTACCCGTTTCCTGTATAATTTGCACAGACGCACACATACTCGTCGCCTTTGTAAAGATATTTAGATACTTTAGACTATATAGACCAGATATAGTGGGACTTTCATCGATACATTCTATAGATGTTTCTTGATTGGCAAAATCACCTTCACATTTAAACCGGATATCCTTCCCCGTCCTTTTAATCTCGATATCGGTTCCAATGTTGGACATATCACGACAGAGTCTCTGGAAATCCGCCGATGGTAATGTTGTGATGGTAGTCATTTCCACAACTGGAACTTCGATACGACTCTCGTTAATATCCAGGAGTTTCAATTGAAATTTAGTATTCGTTTTTTTCGTTTCACTGAAAATCTCAATATCCATATATTCTTTTGAATTGATATCGATACGCAGTACATCGTTATTGGTGATCGTCTTTAGGAGTTTGAATGTATTTGAAATGTTAATACCAGCGATGATTTCTTCTTGATCACAATGGTACTCCTCAAAATTATCCGCTGCGAGATACATGTCGACTAGAGAAGTTCTCGCTGTATCCAGGGTAACAACATACAGTCCATCTGGTCTAAAGTAAATATTTACATCATTCAAAATATCTTTTAAAACCTCAAATGTTGATTTAAAAGCCGAAGCCTGTATTGTAATCAACTTCATGTCTAATGGTTCCGTGCGTTAGATCTTTAAATCACTATAAGCAACACCCTTGGAAACATCGCGACCTATCTTTTCCTGTAATTCGGGTGTCATTGCGGGTTGGAGAGATTGACCATAATCATCCAGTTTAAACATATCCGATGTGGAAGTATCACCATCTAGTGACGTCATAGAACACCCCATACCCCCAATCCCAGCGTGATCAACATCTTTCTTGGGTAACAGTGATTCAAGCCAATTTTTAATTTCATTTCCTACTAAGATCTTACCATTCTTCGTGAGCATAGTTGGGACACGATTGATTTTATTCTTATAATTTGGTGGAATGCCCTGTGTATTGATATTATGATAATGTACCAATTGCTTCAGCTGAGGAACTTTGTTAATGTATTCAATGACTTCCATGGAGTGTTTGCATCTAGGACTATATATCAGGAGTGACATCTATTATCTATAGGGTATTTTGTAAAAAAAAATTAACGCATTATAGTAAATATGAACTACCTGTTAGCCTTGACTCTTATTGTCCTCGTGTTTTTCCTGATGACTAAACACGAAGGTTTCACGGAAGCTTTCGGTCTCTCAGGCCACACCGTACCAGTTCCTCCTATTGAACTCAATGATCCCAGACCAGACCTTTCTAAATACAAAAAAGTTGAAGCAGCTGTGAATAATGATAGAATAGAAGAGTTTGTTCTCCAAGCCAACCAGGAGATTTCTAAACGCACTGGTCTCTGTACGTATATCATTGAGACTACATCAATCACACAATATAGTGGAGATGATAACGACATATATGAGTGTGTGTTTATGACTATAAAGAAGGATGGTTTCTCATTTGGTTTCTCAATTGTTGCCTCATTCGAGGTTCAGAATGAAAATGTTCGTCTCGTATCACTACGTAGCCAGCCCCTCGGTGTTCAGGCACCAGATGATATCACACCATTCATGGAGAGTTCAACCGGTAAAGAGTTTCTTGATTATAAAATTGTGAAAGAAAGTGCGTACCCAACTAGAAGTGAGTTTGATTCTCTAAAAAATAACTTGAAGACATTATAATGCTAAGCATCAATGATGTAACAAGGATTGATGATAAGAGAAAGCAACTCCGTAAAGAAATCTATATGAAGATTTATGAACAATTTTCTACTAAAATTAAACAAAGTGTAGAACTTGGACACAAGCAAATTTTTTTAACTGTTCCAACCTTTCTACTTGGTTATCCAGTATTCGATCGTTCTCAGGCTGCGAAGTATGTTGCGAGACAATTCTCACTTGGTGGTTTCACTGTACAGCTCGTAAGTGATCACGATATTTATGTATCATGGGTAGTACAGAAGAAGAAGAAGACAGAGCGTGTACACGAAGAAGAGAGCGATTTCCCAAATCTCATGAACTTGAAGAAGATGGCGAATAAGTACAGACGAAATGCGTGAGAGTTAAAGTTTAAATATGTAAAACTATTATAAATCATGTCTGAGCAGCTGAGTATCATGGTAGAAGCAAAAAAGGAGTACTTGGGTCAGTTGTATCTCATCATGTGTCCAGCGATGATTGATATTTTTCAGGACATGCATAATGAATCGATACAACTCTCAAAGGGCCGAAAAGTTCTTATAATGTTCCAGAAACTTCTCAAGGAGGTACCGAACTGGTCTAATGCGATGTCCAAAAATCACAGTGATAATATTACCAGTCGGTGTGCATGGTTCGGTGATTTACTTGCCGCTGTATTCGTCGCATGCACCAAAATTCTTTCTGCGGTTCGTCTCAAGGCGGATAATAAGAAAATTTCTCTAAAACTCCCAACTGACGAGGTATTCATTCAGACATGTTACAACAACATAGCAAAAGATTTGTATAAAGATCCTTATATTTTCACTGAAGAACAAAGTGAATATGTACGTGATGAGAAACTAACTGCTCGTTTTTCAGTTTGCATTGAAAATACTGTGAAGGAACTCATTCCTGTACAGCAGATTCTCCAGACCTACATGTCTCAGGAGACGCGTGATATTTCACTCGACAATGAAATCCATGACGGTATCGACCCAGATGTGATAGATGAAAATATGATGGAACCTGAACCCGAACTTGAACCCGAACTCGAACCTGCGTGTGCACCAGAACCCGAACTCGAACCAACTGGTCTCGAGAATGAATTCAAAACTGTACCAGGTGTTCACGCTCCCGAACCATCTCCCGATTTTGGTACAGAGCCCCAGCCTGCGCCTCAAACCGAGGAAGAAGATGACGTTCTATTCGGGGATGCACCAGAACAGCGCACAAAAAAAGTTGGTTATAATTAAATGGAACTCTCCGACTATTTACGTGACCCAGTGTATGCTGCTCTCATCGCAGGTGGTATCACCGCGGGGTATATTCATCTCAAGGCTAATCTCAATAATGAGGGTAAACTCGAACTTAACAAATACACAAAGCCAGCGTTATTGAATGCGATTTTAGTATTCTTTATAGTCTCTGGTGGAATAGGACAGAAAGAGTCTATTTCTACCGATCCTTTCTAAACTTAAAGATTAAACCAATAGATTAAGAAAATGGCATCCGTTACTGCGTTTAACGATATGATGGGTCAATTTCTTGTGGAATTGCACAAGACTTTTCCAGATGAAAAAGGCATAAAAAAAATGATGACTTCGTTTGATGTTTTGAAGTCAAGCAACCCACGTCTCGTCGTGGATGCTTATATGAAAGGTGTAACACCATACGCTGATAAGATTTCATCCAAAGATGAATCATTTCTTCTCGAGGAAATTGAAACGATCGAGTTCTTGAAGGATCTCAATATCAAGTCCTATTGGGAACGAATGTCTGCTAATACGCGGGCGGCGACATGGCAATATCTCCAGACACTCTACATGCTTGGTACTACGATTACTTCGATCCCTGATGACACACTCAAGATGATCGAGGGTATCGCCAAGGATTGTGCCGATAAGATGCAGGCGGATGGTGGTGGTATTGACCAGGACGCACTCATGAAGATGATGGGTGGAATGCTTGGTAACCTCCCCAAAAAATAAACCTCAACTTATACTAAATGAAAGCTTGGTTCGACGATCCTCAGCAGCTCATTAGGTCTGACCAGATTACACAGTTCTGGCCGACAGGTGAACAAACTCCAGTGGATCGTATTAACGCAGCTTCTCGTTTTATTATTTATGCGTCATGTATGATTTATCTCATTCGTCGCGACCCTCGTATATTTGTTTTAGGGGCAACTGTCCTTTCCGTCATTTATATTCTTTATAAGTCGAAAATGATCAATGAGAGTTATGGTTTTAGTGTAGATGGTGAAAAATGTCATATGCCTACCAAGGAAAATCCTATGGCTAATGTTCTCATCACCGACTTTACAGATGCACCCAATCGTCTAGAGGCTTGTTATTATTCAAGTGTAAAGCCATTGGTACAAAGTTTAAATGGAGATCGAGTTCCATTCGACGCTGGTCGTTCCCGCTCCCCATTGCCCAAGTATCAACGAAATGCGGTTGAGCGTCAGTTTGTATCCAATCCAGTCACCGATCTGGCCGGTGACCAGACAGGGTTCGCTGAGTGGTTATACGGACCCAAGAACGGTCCCATGTGTAAGAGTGATACCCAATTCTGTAGCCCGGATGCCCGTGGTGTCCAACTCGAAGCGTTCGCTGGTCTCGGTGGGGATGGAGACGTCAGGGGGCCTAGGGGTGGTGGTCGTGTGCGAGGGGGGGGAGGAACCTATAGTTAGATTATATTCTCATGTAATAATAAATGGCGTATCAACTCCAACCTGGCCTTTCTCGAGTTCAGAACAAGGGTGCCATTCCTCCAGTAAAAGCGACTGATGAAGTTTTTGTATATCCTCAGCCCAGTACTCTCAACTGTGGTGGGTGCCGCCCGAATACCATGTTGTATGGAACTGCCCCATACATGGCTGGTAAGGGTTCTCCAGCCCAGTACATCGATACGAGTGATCAACTTCGCCCCCAATCCACTTCCCGTTTCAACAAGAAAATAGTCCAAACATATGAACGTAATCTCTTTCCCTTGAACAACACAGAGTGTAAGGTACCTCTTCGCACAATGCGATATGAACCCGCGAGTACCCGTGCCGAAGTTCAGAATGGTCTCTTTCAGAAAAGATATATTAATAAAAATGTTAATAAGAAGTAAGAATGGCTGATCCCATCTCGCTCATGGCTGTAGCAGGTCTCGTGTATGCCGGACGAACTTTGAGTACTAAGTCTGCACCACCCAAAGTGGAAAACAAACAGCCAGTACTGAAGGCTCCCGTAGAAATAGAAAATGAAAATTTTGAACCAGCTGTCGGTGTTCCTCGTAAGATGGAAATGGAGAGTTTCGCTGACATTTCCAGGCAGCAGAGAAGTGGTGGTCAAGAGGTCTTAAATATGCGCAACCGTATGTTTGATCATGGTCGCATGAATAACTTGTCCCCCGTCGAGAAGCAACTCGTTGGTCCAGGTCTCGGGGTGAGCGCCGATACCCCGGCAGTTGGTGGATATCAACAGATGTTCAGGGTTAACCCTGTGAATGTTGGTGAGTATAAACTTACGACCCTCCCCGGGCGTTCTGGTCCAGCCGCCGATATCACTGGTGGTCGGTCCTCCACTGTTGGTGAACTTACACACAATAAACCAGAAACAACTGCTCACCTCCCTTCTCGACTACCCACCATGCCTGGTCGTGCTCAGGGCATGTCGGGTGTTGTTCCTCGCAATGAACACGAAAAGACTAAGAGGACAACCAACCGATCGGAAACGGGTCTCCGTACAGATGGACTTGGGTTCAATGGTGCGAAGCGTTTCATTTCTGCGCAGACGGTGTCGCAAGATCCTACGCGTTTCAAGAGTGATCGTAACGACGTGCAGTACAATTACTACAACCAGCCCGCTCCAGGTATCCACAGTCACCATGGTGCGTACACCATTAGTGCCGCTGCTCGGGTGACCGCGAAGACAAATGAGGAACTCATGAAGTATGGTTTCCGCCCAGAAGATCGCCGTGGTAAGCCTAACCGTATGGGTAACGCGGGTCGTATGAACGTTCGTGAGAGTGCTCTCAAGCAGGGTGGTCGTCTTACTACCGTTCGATCTGATACTACACGCGTTGATGGTCGCATTAACGCCGCGAATGGTGGTTGGACACAGCAATACAACCAAAAACCATTCCACCAATTCAATGCGTACAAGGGTCACGAGAACCCCAACACACAATCTCTCGATATCGCGAAGCGTCAGCTCCATAACAACCCCCTGGCGCATTCATTGTCTCATTAAACATTTAGTTCATAGATAAAAACATTCATTAAAATAGTATACACCTATTTTAATGAAGGTGCATAACCTCACTATTGATAGTAGTCAGCGCGATAGTACCCTGTACCCACACGCGAATAATTACGTCATCACATTAGAAAATCCTGTATACCAAGTGGAGGAAATACGACTTATATCTGCCCATATCCCAACGGATTTTACACCTCGACCTAAATCATTGGTTTTAAGATTATCTTCTGGTTCTGATGAATTTGATCAATCTATATACATTGGATCACCAAAAGATAGCTTACAAAAGGGGACACCGCATTACACTGGTCATATCCTTATCACAGATGCAGATGTATTATCATTCAGGGGGTCAGATGACCCGGTCATATATCGATTTCATTCGGGGCCACAGAAGATTATCAATGATCTCAGAATTGAATTTTTATATATAGATGCTACTACTGGTGTTCTCATGTCCTATCCATTCACAGATCAACAACATGTTATGAAATTTGAGATAAACTGTTCGACAGATAAACTTGAGGGACTTCCCAAAATTCCAACCGAAGAAGTTGTAGAAAAACCTATAAGCATTCCCAAAGTTAACGAGAATCTTTATAGATGGAAGATTGAATACACTTACATTGCTGTGATTATATTCATTGGTCTTATATTACTTTTACTTATGAAGCGAAAACCTAAAAGATATCAACCACCGATTAGCGAGTGATAGCAAACACGGGTTGAGCGGGTTTCTTCACATTACCGTTAACACGAGAGATGATCATGAAGACTATGACTGAGATCAAGGTAGTCAATAAAGCAGTCAGTGCGTACTGAGACCCACTGTTCTTGGGAACTTTCACGATTTGGGTGATCATCCACCGGGAGAAATCCATCCATGACATCGCCGCGGCGAAAGAGAAACCACCAACAATGGAGTTGAGAGTTTGAGATTGAAGCTCCTGGGTAACCAGATCGACGGTCTTACGGGCAGTGTTAACCACGGACATTTTATATATTACACTGGGAAAATTATTCAGGTAATAGATCCTGGTGTTCTACGATCTTTTTAAATTTTTTTGTTTTAATTGTTTTTGTTTTGGAAAAGATTTGTTCATCGTCTGATGAATCTTCACTAGAGCTCGTATCCGAATCATAATACTTGAATCCTTTATAAGAGAATGACCAACCATCAGGCTCCCATGTACTCATTACTATTAACAGCATTTTTTAACAACTTTTCTGTCGGGTTTTGAGGCACCCAATTGTCCCATCTATCATAGGCCTCATTCACCTGGATAAAATCGGGGTCAGGACCCGAGTACCTCACAAAGGGTGGACAGTCTTCTGGGTCCACTTCCTCCACTTCCTCATCACTTTCCTCTTCATCGTATACGTCTGGTACGATAGACCCAATTGTCTGACCAACTGTGTTCATCGCACAGTACTTCATCGCATATTCCATGTCTTCTGAAAGAATTATATCTCTTCCACAAGCCTTGCAATACTCAGCTGCGAGTAAGGCACTCTTTTCTATAACGGGCTGGATGATATTAAACATATCGGAAATGTACCGCTCCATCATTTCGTCACCACCGTCACCGAAACCAGATTGCATGTTCATCTTTAATATTATTATGAGTAAAATTGTGCTAAATAAAACGAGATACTACATTAGAATGAATCTTCAGCTGAAGAAATTCAAACCCGAATCAATTGCGGATGATAAGGTAATTGTATTTATCGGTAAGCGTAATACGGGTAAATCAACCCTTGTGAAGGACATCATGTATCACAAGAAACATCTCCCAGCAGGGATTGTTCTTTCAGGAACTGAAGAGGGCAATCATTTCTATTCTGAGTTTATTCCCGACCTGTTCATTTATGGTGACTACGATCGAGATGCGATAGAACGAGTGATGGCGAGACAGCGGAAGTTGGTAGGGAATGGAAATGCAAACTGTGGGGCGTTCATGCTTCTGGATGATTGTATGTACGATTCAAAGTTTCTAAAAGATACGTGTATTCGCCAATGTTTCATGAATGGTCGTCACTGGAAAATCTTCTTCATGCTCACGATGCAGTACGTGATGGACCTCCCACCAGCACTTCGAGCGAATGTTGATTACGTTTTCATCCTCAGGGAAAACATTATTCAGAACAGAGAAAAACTGTACAAGTCCTTTTTTGGTATCTTCCCATCCTTTGATATGTTTTGTAAGGTTATGGACGCATGTACAGAAAACTATGAATGTCTCGTGTTAGATAATACAGTGAAATCTAACAAGATACAAGATTGTGTGTTTTGGTACAAGGCGACCGTGCGAAAGAACTTTAGAGTCGGTGGTCCCGACCTCTGGAAACTCCATAAGAAGATGTACAATCCTAAACACTTCCAGCAGAAAGAAGAGGATGCAAAGAAAGCGACGAAAAAGACGAATCTTAAAATCACAAAGACGCGTTGAGTGTTGAATTGAAAAACATACATCTATATTAGATGGCTTCAGAACACGTGAATACCATGAATTTAGCGGACGATGGTGATGGAATGGTCCCCATTCAAGACAATCCATCCACGTCTTTTACACATGAAAAAAATATACACCAAAGTAAAGAGACGACGATGGATTCTACTCCCATTAATGATATTATGATGGAGCCCCCCATGATGACCGACGAACCCAGGATGCAGGGGGTCATGTCACAAATGACTGCTCCTCAGCCCCAAGCGGCGTACCCCGCTCCCCAACAGGGTGCCTCCCAACCTGAGAAGAAGAACCCTCTCAACCTGACCGACGAACAGCTCACCGCAC